GTGTTGCATCGTTGATGATCTCCGTCATGTCGTTTGCAAGTTCGGTCATGTAGGTGTTCAGGTCACGGACTTTAGCTTCCTTGTCCTGCTGTGTATTAGCCTTATGCAGTTCCTTATTTTCCATGTAGGTTCTGCGGCTCATTCCACTTCTGCCCTCTCTTGCATCACGCATACCGGATGAAGAAGTTTCCGTGTAGTACATACGCCCCATGTCTCTGTCCATGTCACGGTGATACATTTCCGGAGTCATGTGATAATAGGGTGGCTCTTCATAACCTCTGCGGTAGGTTCCACGACCTTTAGGTGCAAATCTGCCGTCAGCATAGCGGTAATGGTCATAGTACCGTCTGCCACCGTCACCGTAACGATCAAACATTTCCACGACTTCTTCCGGATCATATTCCTGCATGGTTTTTGTCAGCTCACGGTAGTACATGGCTTCTGACAAATCTTTCATCATATCAACGACTTTTCCCATTTCGCAAGTATCTACTTTGTCAATTCCTTTGTCAAACTGCGCTTTAGCGCATTCAGAAAGTTTTTCAATCATTTCATGCATTCTCTTAACATCCATGATTTTTCACCTCCTACGCTTCACGAACGGCAATCAAATTGCTGTTCTGCACTTCAATAGCTTGCGTAGAAGTGTTCTGAACGGCTACCGTACTGCAGCATCCACGAGGAACATCAATGTAAGCCTGCGCAGATACATTGAAGAAATTCTCTACTGCTGCCGGAGTTACAATCATTCTTGTGGACTGTAAAGGTTCCCCGTCTACCGCCAGTGCAAGGGAAATTTCCCCAACAGTTCCACCAGTGGGAATCTGAATGTTACCGGAATAACTTACAAGGAATCTTGCACGACACTGATTAGTGATACCTCTTAACTTCACAATTCCGGATCCCTCTCTATGATTGATACAGTTACTTCCATTTACGGCAGTTTCAGTAAAAGCAACGTCCGCTCCTGCTGCCACAGTCTGTAATGCTACTGCTGTATATTCAGCCATAATAAATACCTCTCTTTCAAAATCAAAGGGGCAAACCATATAGTCTGCCCCATGTTGTCAGTAATTCTGCATAGCAGACATAACCTTAAGGTTAAGTTACTCGATATGCAGTTTTAGCATCCGCAACCAGTGTTGCAACCGCATCCGTAATATACGTTAGGGTTGGGAACCTGGTATGCAGGAATGGGCGCAGGATTCACAGCGTTGATGATCTGCTGTGTCTGTGCACTCATGGCAGTAGTCAGAAGAGCATTCTGACGATCCTGAGAAGCGGCTCTGCGCAGATCGTTGTTCTCTGCCTGCAGAGTAGCGATCTTATCTTGGCATAAGTAGTCAAGGATTGCTCTTGTACCGGCATTCTGGCTGTCGATAATATCACGAGTGTTGTTATTCATGGTGTTCTGCAATGCGCAAGTATTCGTTGCCATATTGTAGTTTACACCCTGGATAGCTTCACGGGTATCGCAGCAACACTGTGCTAACTGTGCCTGTAAAGCGTTAGCATTCTGCATTCCTGCTACGGTGTCTGCATTGATAGCCTGTTGGATTCCATAGCCAGTCTGTAAAATGTTGGTATTTACGCCATTAAATCCGGTAAGCATACCGTTGTTTACAGCGTAGAATCCGTCACACAGACCGTTGTTGATTCCGTCCAGTTTACCGATGATAGACTGGGTGTCGAACCCTCTTTGCAGTGCAGAATCGGTATAGTAACTGGAATTAGAGCCATTACCGCCCCATCCATTACCGCCCCAACCTCCAAAAATCGCAAAAATTACGACTATGAACCAGAGCCATCCACCGTCACCAAATGCACCATTATTTCCGTAGCCATTTCCGGCAGCCGGAATAACAGGCATGGTAAAAGGACTGTTGTTTGTTTCAAACATATTAGATTACCTCCATAATTTTATTCATAAAGAGGTCTCCCGGGTTTTGTGCACAAACCTCTAATATGCTGTTAAAAAGGAAACTGACTTTTTATCTGTCTTATTACATCATCAGGATTTATACCTTTCGTTTTGCAGATGTTTCTCGCAAGATTTTCTACTCCTTGGAAATCACCTTTTTGAGCCATCCCATAAGCGTTTTTTACCATGTCGTTAGACATGATCTGGCTGTTCCCCATCATATTTTGTATAAACTGTTGCGGATTCCCCATTGACTTAAGCATCTGCATCATCCTTTCTTTGCGATTGTGGAGTTTTTCTTTGCGATTGCGAAGATTTCAACTGCTCAATCTTTTGCTCTAATTCATCGAAACGCTTCATAAATACCGCTGTGGCTTCGTCTGATAGGTCAAATTTCGCCTTTTCTGTTTCAGACGGTAAATTGTTAGGGTCTGCATCTAAAACAGGCTTGTAAAGCCTTGTATAGATTTTCCCATCTGCTCCCCAGGATTTAGCATAGATCTCCGACAGGTCCTGTTTTGGGAAAAATGCTGTGTTTCCATCCATAGGAACCTCATTCGGTGCTATGCACTCTTGCGCCGGTACAATACGACCGTACATCTGTACTGTGTTTTGCTGTGGCTGTTGCATAAACTGCTGTGGTTGGAATTGTTCCTGTTGTGGCATAAACTGTCCGTACATAGGTGTTCTATACTGCGGATTGAAATAGTTCGGATTCATAATCGGCTGCGGCATGGCTGTTCTCCCTTTCTTCCATTGATTCTATCTGTTTCGCAATTTCAACTTCATCAAGTGTCTGATATGTCGGCTTGTTCATAAGTCCCAACGGACTGAAATTCATAAGCATTACCCGTTTCTCCTAAAACTTCCTCGATCACATGAACCATGATTGACTGATACTTAATCGGCACTTCCCTTGTACGTTCTTTGCTGAATATATGTTCCAGTGTTTCATCAGAAAATTTGAATTTTCCCATAAGGTCATCCCTCCTTATGATTAAATTTTGGCATAAAAAAAGACGGTCTACCCGTCATGTATCCGTCACATTTCATTCACTATAAAATTATTGGAATCTTTGCAAAAAACTCCTTTCGTTTTAGGCTTGACTACTATTTTGACTACTATTCGACTACCAAGTGTCCTGAAACGCCCATTTTATCAGCTTTTTCGAGTGGAAGCAAGGGGGCTCGAACCCCACTCTATTCCTCTTACTTTCCGCATATTTACTGGCTTTCTAGGTGTTTTTTGTTGATTACTTTTGACTACTTTCGCAAAAATAGTAGTCAAATCACCTTGCCTGTAAATCTGGTATACTACTCAAAATAGACGATTTCTTTTCAATGGTTTTCCTGTTCCTATGATAGTGTATTTCTGATGTCATAATATCTGTATGCCCCATCTGATCCATAACAAGTCTCTTATCCACATTGTTATCCATAAGAATAGTTCCATATGTCTTTCTTACTTTGTGCGGTGGCTTTGGATAAATTTTCAATTTCCTGCAAAGCCTTTTCTGCCTTTGTCTAACCGCCTGTGCGGTGATCCTAATATCATTTTTTGTAAAAATGTAATCTCCAAACGGATTCATGTGTTTTATTTTATCGCAAATCCATACATAATCACTTGGTATAATTGCTGTTCTGATTCCTGCCTTGGTTTTAGGATACTCTTTTACTTCAACAACATTGTTTCCGTTTTCATCTTTATACTTCGTCTCCGTTCTGCGAACGTTAAAAGTATTATCAGAAAAATCGGAATGCCTTAATGTTACAACTTCTCCGATACGTACGCCAGTTAAAAACATAAGCAATATCGCAACATTAGAAGTATCAAGGTGGCTGACAAGATACTTAATCATTACATCAGTTTCATATTCGTCGAATACTTCTTCATAGTCTTCTTTTATTACTTTTTTAAAATCACTATCAGATACGTCAAGATTATCAAACAGTTCTACGATATTAAAATCAATAAGTTTGCGTTTTTTCGCTCTTTTAAGAAATGTTCTTGTAATTCCTTTTAGACCGGAAAATGATTTAGGTGTCAACTCTTTATCGGCAATTTCTTCCTCTAAAAAATCCCCCCATTCATCTTCTGATATTGATTTTATTCTTCGCTTTCCCAACTCTCCATAGTGTCTGAGAAAATATCTCTCGTCTCTGTCGTATGTTGCTTTACATATCTTTTTAAGAGACAATCTCCGGTCTTCACATTCGTAAAACACTTCTGTAACTGTTGGATTTTGCTCTTTTTGGTAGTAAAACTCAATAACTTCTTCTTTGATATCTTCCTCGCTTTTCTTTTTTACAAGTCTCCTTCCTTTTTCTTCATCTGGCAAATAAGTTCTCCAGTATCCGTCTTTGCCTTTGTTGATTGCGTATTGGTGTTTCTTCAGATACTCCTCTTTCTTTTTCATTTCAATGCTTTTTTGCAAAGATTCCGTGTCAATCATACCATTGCTAACGGCATATTGCAATATTTCCATATCAGAAAGTTCCAAATCTATCACCTTCTAACCGCTTAAGTTTATTTTTTATAGACCTTACTCTTCTTTCTACAGTAGTTACAGAAATGGAATGTCTAAAGGATATTTCTTTTTGAGAAATTCCTTTAGACAAATCCCAAAACACTTTCTCTTCCTCTTCCGTGAAATTGGCGTTCCGGAAGATTTCTTCAAGTTCTGGCTTAGTCAGTTTTGACAACTTCATAAGCCAGTCTCCTTTGCTAAATTTCAGTTTAAATGCTGCTTTCTCATCGCAAAAACAGCAAAACCGTCCTTCGTTTTTCGACAGAAGGCTAAATATCGTGGTACCGTCTCAGAAGTTTATAAGGTCATCTTGAACGGTCAAACGGCTGACCCTCTATTTCAGTTTACTCCAGATGCGCTGTCCATTCCCAAATATCTACCGGATCAATGGGTTCTGCGCATTTAGGGCATATAGGATATAAACCTTTTCTGTAATGTTCCTCCATTTCTCGGAATACTTTATTCTTTCGCATCCGTTTGAATTCAGCATCTGCCAGTTCACTGTATGTTTTGGCTTTAGATAGCATTTTACGCTGTTCATCCTCCAGCAGCTCATACCGCCTCGCCAATGTAAGCAGAGCATCAAAAGCATCTACCGTAGCTCCGCAATCCTGACAGCTTACGATCCTGTTTACCGTATCGACCTCGTAATGAGGTGGATCGCATTTGCACAGCTTTTCTCTTCCTCGCTCGATTCTTGCTAGATTGAAGGAAATAATCTCATTGTCCATAGTATTCCTCCACTAAATCCTAAGAGCATTACCGCAAAATCTACAGTACTTTGCCAATATCACACACTTGGAACCGCCTGTATAATGGCTTTCCACATATTTGTGTACTACTGCTCCGCAATATTTACACGTTATTCTTGCCATAACAGCGTAGCTGTCATTTATTTCTTTCTGTTCATCGTGTGACCACATTTCTCGCTTAACTCCTTTGCTAAATACTAAGTTACATACTTAATTTCTTACCTTATCCAAGTACTCCTTGCATTTCCAATACACTTCCGGATCAAATTCTTTCCGCTCATGCTCATAGTCAGCAACGCACATCGGTTTTTCAACTTTTGCTTCGCAACATACATTGTTATTCATTTTGTTATCCTCCTGTTATTTCTGTGCTAAATAGCACATGATTCCACAATCCGGGAATATTTCTGTGTTCATGTCTCCACGGTTGGGATCCAGTTCATCGAGATATAACGGCGTCCCGTCACTATCTTTCAGAATGGAGTACCCAACCAGTCGTTCCAACTGTGCCCGGCTCTCAAACACTTCCGGGAAGTCCTTGCGGATCCTGTTCCAATACCCCATACCACCCTTGACACATCCGATGCAGTTGTTGTTCGGATATCCCATGTCATACATCTTCGGTCGAGGAAAAGAAAATGTTCTCTCAAACAGTCCGTGAACCTCTTCCTTTGACAGATTCCGGTCAATCAGAGGAAATTCATGCTCCGCTTGCGGATTAGATTCTACTGTCCGCTCTGCCCGGTTGCGCTCTTTCAGGTCAAATCCCCACACATAAGTCAGGTCGTATTGCTTATGCTCCTGCTCCCATTGCTTACGGACACGCTTTTTCAGCCAGTTAGTACATGGGGCAAATCCGTTGCCTGCGCTGCGGAATCCTCCGAACGCTCGGACACATTCTTCCACACATCCATATTCCGTAGATCTAAGTACCTCAATTTCTTTTCCGATTGCCTTTTCGCAATCCTTGATAAATCTCATGCTATCCTCATGTTGGTCGGCAATGTCAATGTAAATCCACTTATCAACATCTCCTGCAAGGTATCCTGCCATAAAGGATGATACTCCTGCGCTGATCCAACATACCTTTAGCTTTTCTGTCATAACACCACGCTACAAATGCTGTATCGTGGATCACCATTCGTTTGCTCTACATACGCTTATCAATAAGCCTTATAGCCACGGTGTTGTAATTTTTCGGTACGCCACCCCTATTCACTGCGCACCAACCCGGTTTACCGGGCATTCGTTATTCCTTTCTTACAATAGTTTCTTCCTGCTCCTTGTACATCCTGCCCGCCATCTGCACTAGATAGTGCTGTAAGGCTTCTTCAACGCTGATTCTGTGCTTGATGCAATATCTGTCAACGTACCGCTTAAAGTCCTCATTCTGCTCGTACAGGGCGGTGTAATCAATGGGTTCCATCTGCATCACACTCCTTTTGGCTTCTCACACCGTTCAAATTCAATTACCCATACATAAGGATTCGCATCCCAACCGTAGCGGTCAATGTCGGATTTCTTGATGGTGGAATCCCACAGATCATGAAACATACCTTTTACAAAATCTTCTCCAACGTGTTTTAAAGGTTCTTCTTCAATTCCTTCTTTCACACACCCTTTTCCGTCAATATTCTGCAACCGCTCCACTCTCACATCCGTAACCTTAAGCCAGATACGTGCGGCTTCTTTCGGCATGTGGATGGATGGGTGCCAACGGCAAGGCGATTTTCCTTTCTCCCAGACAAAATCCGCACCGTTGTATTCGCATTTTGCTTGTCTGGCATCATTTCTGGATTGATTTACTAACCTATCAAACAGCTCCCGGTCATGTATGTAAGTTAATTCTCCGCAAGTGCCGTCTTTATAGTCAAAGGCTATCATTTGATTGAATATATCCCATGCTCCAACACGCCATGTCTCTCGGACATACAGGATATCGCCCGGCTGATATGGTGGTGTAATTTTGCCTTGTTTTCCGTCTGTATCATATATATACAGCGGTTCTTCGCTTACTTCAAAATATCCTTGCGGTTGTGGTTTAATTATTCTTCTCGTACAGCTCTTTCTCCCGTCCAGAATTGCCCGAACCATCTCTGTATTGAATAAAATCGGCTTAATTGCCATCTGAACCACCTGCCTTTACAATCTCCAACAAATCATCTACCAAATCCTTGACCTCATACATCATCATAGTGTCGTAGGATTTTGACTGCTGCTCTGCTGTCTTATTTCCATACTTCGTACAGTCTTTAAGGAATGCTGTGCGTTCTTCCAACTGCTCCACAACCTTGTCCGGGTCGTAGGCGGTCGGGGCATCCTCAATTTCTGAATAAGGGACATATGTGACCTCTGTTCCATCTTCTCGAATATCCGTTACCGTCATTAATTCGCCTTCGTCAATCAGTCTTCCCATCTTCATCCCTCCAATCAATGCGCTGTCCACAATTCGGGCAATAATCATATCTGTCGCAATCAACCTCGTAATGCTGACCGCAGCAAGGGCAAATCCACGTATCGTATACAAGCTGTCCGTCTGAGTATCCGTCTCCCTCGTAATCCGGTTTCCTCGCTGTCTGATTCTCCACAGCTTCACGGAATTCCTCCACCGTGCCGATTTCTTCGTATTCCGCGCATTCCTCAATAGTTTTTCCAACAGTTCCATGTTTCTTGACCAGTCGCAGATACTTGGATGCTGCTTTCAGTTCTTCTACTGTGCCGATCTGCCTGTACTGCTTCACATGTTCAATAGCTGTTCTTACCGCCCAATTCTCATCAACGTCAAAGTTTTCTATATATCCCCAATTAGACTTTTCCTGTGCGATTATTTTTTTCAATGCGCTTTCGAGCGCTTCACTCTCCGTCATGACTTTCCTCCATTTCTGCCAGCTTGGCTTCGGCTTCCTCTCTGGATAAAAATATTTTTTTACCTATATTATCTAAGAAATAACAGCTTTCACCCATTTTATCCATGACATCAATTATTACAATTATTTTTTCATTGAAAAACTGCTTGATATTTATTTGTAAAACGTGTGTTGTAATAATCGGTTCTTTTACATATGGAGTTATACGATATAATTTATCTCCCACCTTGCACGGCAACTGCAGTAGCAATCCCTGCTCTTCGGCATCCTCATAATCTGCTAATTTTGTAAGTACTTTTGATGCATAATCACTTACCGTAGGATATCCTTCTCTGTCTATCATTGACTTTTTGCTTATAGCAGTGCCATTAAAATTTCTTTTTCTTTCTGTCAGTCTCTCCATCCTTGCTCCTTTCCTCATAGTGCAAATTTAACTCAATACCATCAATGTTACCGTTCAGCTTATTCTGACAGTGGCACAGCAGTAAATCCAATTCATTTGAGTCCGTAATTTTCTTTGTGCGAATGTACGATAAAACTCTGTCTACGCTATCTCTGCGATATTCTGATAGCATTTTTTCATGTTCATGTTTGCACTCTTCAAGTTCTAATTTTGCAGTTTTAACCGATTGCGTTCTGATTTTTACTTCATCAAACTTATTACGGCATTTTTCATAGTCTTTTTCCAGTTCTATACGTCTACTTTCTGCAACTTCGTCTGCTGTGTATCCTCTAATCCCTGCTGCTTTTCCCATCCTTACTCCTTTCCGGAATCCTCGGCTTGCTCTTCATCACTGGATAGCTGCAGTCATACGGCTTCGTGCGTCCGATGCGGATTGCCCGCACACTGGGATGCTGCTCCATCTTCCGCAATTCATCCTCGCTATGAAATCCTTTGCTCACGTTTTTACTCTCCTTTTTCCGTATGTACTTGCGATTCTGTATACATTGCAAATTTCTCTGTAATATTTTTCCTGTGCATGGATATGAGAATCCACACGGTCAAGTTCCGTCTCGCACCACTTTGCAAATTCTTCTGTGGACAATGGTGTTTCCAAATTTTCAAATTTCTCTCTGTTGTCAATCACAAAACACACCATGTCAACCGGAATATGGTTCAAATCCGCAAGAATCTGAATCTGTTTGTCCTTGTCCTCCGCTTTTTCATAATTTGCCAACAATTCATAACCTGTCATCTGCATTTATATCACCTCTTATCAAGTTTGATTTCTTTGTCGTAGCAACTCTTCTTTGGATTTCCCTCTACTGGTGAAACCATTTTTTTAGGATCCGTAGTATAGGATCCGTTTAGTTTCACACCTATTTTGCTTTTTTCATCCACATAGCATGACGGCTTGTAACGATCCGGCGGAATATAATTGTGGATGCGCCAATGTTTTACCAATACAACTCCGCTATCGAAAGATAAAAGGAATCTGCTGTCTATCAATGCTTTCAAATCATCATCAGAAGCACCGCACATCCTTATGATTTTACGTGGGTTGTTTACAAATCCGTCATCATCAGCGTTCATACAGATATGGAAATAAAGCATTTGAGCCGTAGCAGGAATATCCAAAAAAGCATCACTCTCAATTATTTTTGCGCTGAACATTCGTTTTTCTGCCATTTAGAACTCCTTACTTAACAATAGGCTTCTCAATATAGATTCCGGTGTTTTCCACCAGTTCTCTCCACAAGTCCATGAAATCCTTTCCGTTGCACTTGTCTCCGGCTTTGTCCATGTGGTCAGAAAACTTATCCTTGAAATTCGTCAGCTTCTTCTTACCGAATCCATCTTCCATAAGAATTACCATTCCATATAGAATGTACCTTGTGGACAACTCATTGATAAGGTTGTTACATCTGACCTGTTCCCTGATGCATTTCTGCGCTACAACCGACTTGTAATGTGGATAATCAGCTTCGGTAAATTCCTTGTACTCAATCGTCCAGTCTGCAAAATCGTTAAGTCTGCTCTGTAACTCCGTATAAGGCTCATTCTCGTACTTTTCGTTGTACTCGGTGAATTTACCGCAGAAGTCGGAAAGTCTCGTCTGTGAGTACTTGTAGTCTTTCCACAAGGTATAGCAGAACAGTGTCAGTATTCCGGTGAATGGGCTTCTCTCAGCAGACTGCTTCAAAAGTTCTGTCTGCCGCATGATTTTCAAAATATCCTGCGGATTGTCATATCGTTTTGGCATTTTATGTATCACCTCTTTTCAAGTTCTGGCTCTTTCCTTTTGCAATGAGTAGCACCGTATTCTGATTTTCCTACATATTCGTAGCAATCAACACATTTCCATCTACCACTTTGATACGGTTTGTGAGTACGTCCGTTGATTGAGTGCATTGTGTTTGGGTACTCATTCCAACAGCTACAATCGTAATTTTTTTCGCTCATGTAATCTTCTCAAATTGCTTTAACAGGCATTCCTTACAAAACTGTACACCGTCAAACTCGTAAAGTTCCTCTACCTCTTCCTTACAATCATCGCAATACAAATGTTTCACATTTATGTTCGGGCACCTATTGCCGAGACATGGATAAGCTTCAGTTGCACATCCGCAGCATTCACCTTCGTATTTCACCATTTTCTGAAAAACTCCTTTAATTTATTGCAGACTTGCTGAAATCTATACTTAAATAAGTATTTTTTAAAAGATTCAGTTCCATATTGATAGCAAATTTTTGAGTAGAAAGAGATTCATAAAACTCCTTGTCAGTTTCTTCAACGTATTGTAAAAGTACTTCATAGTCTGTTTTATTCATTACTTTCACCATCCTTTTCTCCATGCAAAAGTTCCATAAACCGAACAAATTGTCTTTGCGACACGGAATTGTTCTGCTTCTCAGGCTTCAAACTGATGACCAGATGCTTGTCGGCAATGTTCGCCAGTTCCCTTGCAAGGTTGATTTTGCCTTGTGCCAGTCCATCACGGTAACCTTTTCCCGGTCGGTACTCTGCGATCTGCTTCTTTCCATCACCTTGACCACCGGCTGTCTTGTTGCGAAGTTGGTAACCCTCGTCTGCATAACGTTTAATCCAGTACTGCTCCCACTTGTCCAGTTCTTCTACCGGATAATTTAGGAATCCGATTTTCCAACCGTATATATTATCCGCAGAATATAATCCGTGGCTCTTCATGGATAAATCAATGTGCTGGTATCCGTTAAGATGCCCTGCCAGTCTTTGGAGTAGGTGTACCGCCTGTCCCACATACGAAAATCGGAAACCATCCTCGTCTGTTCTTGTCAGAAAGTAAATTCCACTTCCATCGTCTACGTGTGGATTAACCGCCAGTATTCTTTCACGATTCTTTCTCTCTATGGATTTTGCTTTTGCTATATTCTTCCAATCAGCCAACCACATCACCGCCTATTCTTCTAAAACGCTCATATCATATCCGCTGGCAACAAAACTTATTGTTTTTTCATGGTTACATCTGTTTCCCAAATATGTGTATATTTTTTCCATATCTTTCTCTGAAAAAGTAGTACCCAAAAAATCATTTATTCCTTGCAAAATGAATTTATGGAATTTGTCATTGCTCTTTTTAGTGCTGTATGGTTCTGTTTTGTATGCTGCCCTTGAAAGCCATTCCAAAACTTTACACTTCACATCCATTTCTGTATTACAATCTTTCAATATAAAATATGTGTTGCTTTCGATATGTGCTATAAATTCTACTTTGATTGTTACAACACTATTCGGAAAGCAATTCATAAGTTTAGATATTAAACTCCACTCAATCAAAACGGGCACTCCTTTCCATTCCGTAAAATCCATTCCTTGCCTGCCGCCACATAGTCCACATTCGCCAATGGAGCAATCTTTTTTACCTCTGCGACACATTCTTTGGAATCAGAATTATCACGGCTTAAATGGCACAATATGACGTTCTGCAAGGCATCTGATTTGTTCGCAATGACAAATTCTTTTACTGTTTCCAGTTCCATATGACCACGGTACACATGAGATTTCTTAGCATCGTTGGAATCCTCTGTAATGTACTTCTTCTGATAGTTACATGAAATAAGGATGTGGTTTACTTCATTGAACCGCC